CTTCGTTCAGCGCGTCCCCTACCGCGCCCGCATTGCAGAGGGACGCGGACGTTTACGAGCTTGCGCTGGCGGACATCTACGTGGGCGCGGGCGTAACAGCAATCACGCAAAGCAAGATCACGGATCAACGCTTGAACACGTCGCTTTGCGGCGTTGTTGCCGCCGTCGTTCAGCAGATCGACACGGCGGCTTTTAACGCACAGCTTCAAGCGTGGTTCGCTGAATATCAATCCCTTTCGGCGGCGGAGTACAACACGCTTGTTTCGTATATGAATTCGCTGAAATTGCAGGGTAACACGCAGTACGAAGCGTTCGAGCAACACATGGCGGATTTTGAAACACAGGCGGCGGCGGATTTCAACGCATGGTTTAACGGCTTGCAAAACGTCCTTGACGATAACGCGGCAACAAATCTTCTGAACATCACGAACGCGCTTGACGCGCGCGTGGATATGCTGGAAGCGGTGCTTTTCAATGACATTACGACAAATCCGTTCTTGATCCTCTTCGATGATCTCGACGGCGTAACGTCTACGGGCATTTGGAACGAGAGTTTGCAGAGGATCGAATGCTGACGCGATACGCTTGCACGGCGGCGGAATTGTCGTGCGTGATCGGAAACATCTTCGCGGAGCTTTCCCCGCCATGCGCGGCTTGCGGCGCGGAGGTATTACAGATCACAGGAACAACGGTTACAGGGAACGCGGCAACGCTGACCGTTACCGAAGCGGGCTTCGATTTCGACGGGTGCGCCGACGATACCGCTATGATCGAGCGAATGCGGAAAGGACGGTGCATATATGCAAAGACCGGAGCGGGAGCGGAAAGAACCGACGGAATTCAACGTGATTGTGAAAGCGAAAGACCTTGTAAAGCACACCTTCACGATCACGAATTCGACGGAGCGCTACCCGAAGAAATACCGCTTCACGCTTGTAAACAGGATACAGGATAAAGCGGTGGACATTTACGAATGCGTCCTTGAAGCGAACGAATTAGACCTTCGGGACGCGCAGGAATACAGACAACGGCAGAAGCTACAAGCAAAGGCGCTGACCTATTGCAAGGAGCTTCTATTTTTCATAGAGCTTTCGCAGGAAATGGGCTTTATTTCTATGAGCAGTTGCGAATATTGGTCAAAACTTGCGCTTGAAGTGAAGTACATGACGACCGCGTGGAAGAAGAGGGACAAAACGAGAGCTTGAAAAACGTTCGGGGTACATCTTGATACGCCTAATTCGTCGAACGCCAACAACGTCCGCAACGTCAATTCGGACGGCTCTTTGAACAACAACAACGCGTACAACGGCAACAATGGCGTTCGCCCGCTTCGGTGGACTATGTGAACGAGTAGGCACAGCCGAAAGCAGAATACCACCATCAAAGGAAGGTGTATCCCGTCGCCGCTATCCACGGCGGGGACGAATACAGGATCGCCGATACCGGACATACCGCCTTCCGGCGGCTGGCAAAGGTTATAAACAGCGAGGATTTTTTATTATGACAGACTTTGAAAAGATACACAGTTTTGAAAGCCTATACAATGCCTACCGAAAGGCGCGGCAAGGCAAGAGGTGGAAAGGAGCGGCGGCAAAGTTTGAAGTTAATCTTCTTGAAGCGCTGAACCTATTAAGCGCGCAGATCAGAACGAAGCGCTATACCATGTCCCCGTATAACACGTTCGAGGTATACGAACCGAAGCGCCGCGTGGTTATGTCGAACAGCTACAAAGACAAGGTTGTTCAACATTCGCTTTGCGATAACGTGCTTGAACCGATTTTGACACGATCGTTCATTCGCGATAACTACGCGTCGCAGGTGGGGAAAGGTACGCATTACGGGTTAGACAGGCTTCAAGAGTTCATGCGGAGGTTTTACAGGAAGAACGGAATTGACGGCTGGATACTGAAAGGCGATATTTCAAAGTATTTCTATTCGATCCGGCACGACGTTTTGAAAGCCTTAATCCGCGAGAAGATAACCGATCCGGACGTTTTGTGGCTTGTCGATCTTATCATCGACAGCACCGAAGGCAACGTCGGAATACCGATCGGCAATCAAACTTCACAGCTTTTCGCCCTTCTCTACCTTGACGGGCTGGATCACTTCGTAAAGGAAAAGCTGGGTATCAAATATTACGGGCGCTATATGGACGACTTCTTTTTGATCCATCACGACAAAGCATATTTGCAGGAGTGCCGGAAACAGATTGAAGCGTTCGTACAGGCGCGCGGGCTTTCGCTGAATGCGAAAACGAATATCTTTCCCTTGAAACACGGCGTTGATTTCTTGGGCTTTCATACATACTTGACCGAAAGCGGCGCGGTGATCCGCAAGGTGCGCCGCAGGAGCAAAAACAATATGAAGCGGAAGTTGAAGAAATTAGCCGCCCTTCACGCGGCGGGACGGATCGACGGAAAGACCGTTGAACAATCCTATCAAAGCTGGAGAGGACACGCCGAAAAGGGAAACAGCTATCACTTGATCCGGAGGACGGATCATTATTACAACAGCTTAATGAAATCAAAGGAGGCGGCACAATGTCAAAAACATTAGGCAGTTTGTCGGTGGGTGCGAAGATTGAAGTTCCGGTTCTTTCGGCGTATCAATCGCGCTTCGGATCAAAGATCGTTTTCAAGATCGCCGACAAGAACCACAGCGGCTACCCGTCGAATTCCGTAACGCTGATTACGGAAAAGATCATTCAGAACATGGCTTCCGACGCGAAAGAGCCGAGCAACAGCAACAGCGACCGCAAGAATTACGGAAATAACCGACATATCTATTCAAACCTTCTGCAATGGCTGAACAGTAACGCGGCGGCGGGCGCATGGTACAGCGCAAAGCACAGCGCGGATCAAGCGCCGACGACGAAGAACACGCACGTAACGTACAATCCGTACACTTCGTGGGCGGGCTTCCTTGCAATGCTTGATCCGAAGTTTGTTGCGGAGCTTATGGAAACAACGCTGACCGTTGTTAAATCTTCGACCGACGGCGGCAGTTACGAAACCTTCAAGGCGAAAATGTTTCTTGCGTCCACCACCGAAGTGGGGCTTGCGAATGAAAACAATATCGCGGAAGGATCGCTTCTTGCGCTATTCAGCAACGACGCTTCCCGCGTCGCTTATCCTACGGCGCAATGCGTGAACAACGCCGACGGTTACACGAACAGCGGCTTTGCAACGTCAAAGGGCTGGTATTGGTGGCTTCGGACGCCTTATTCGTCGTACGCCAGCCTCGT